GGTAGTGATACACAACAAGATACAGGAGCTCCTCAGTAATGTCTCTTTGTGGTATTTCTCAATCCATTCAGAAACTCGAAGATGAAGCTAAGAAGCTGAAGAATATCGTCAACTCACAAATTGATGATGTAACAAATGGTATCACAGCAGCAATTGATAGTCTTGAGTCAGCCGTATCAAGTCAAATCAAAGCGTTTAAAAATAACCTTGAGAGTCTTATTCCTGGAGATCTAATTCCAGATGAGAGTCTCCAACGAGATTTTATAGCTCTTAAAGGTGCATTAAAAACCAATTTGAAACAGAGAAACCCGGTTGCTTTCGCTGCTCTCATTTCCGATATTCAGAGTAAGTATACTGGAATTGATGTCAACGGATACATTGACAGTCTCATAGAAGACTTCGAGAATTTTGATCCATGTAAAGATGTTCCTAATCTACAAATCTTTGACGGTGTAGAGATCATTAAAGGAAATCCAATTACTGTTCCAACAGAAAATGCAGCAGCACTTATTGATAAAGCATTAAATAAAACGGAAGAAGAGCTAAGTAAATCTATTGATCTTGCTTCTAAAACTGATGAAAATATCACCTCTGCAATGAATAAATTGCAGTCTAATCTTGAAAATGGACTGTCTATTCCTGAGAGTTCTAAAGTAAAAAGAGAATCAGAGTTATAAATATAAAGAAAAGAGGGGCAAATGCCAGTACCCAATTCAATACAGTACTCTGATTTAGATTTGTCGTTTGCAGCACATCCTGTAACTAAGAATCTGTCAATTGTGAAGAACGAAAGAGCAGTCAAACAAGCACTTAAGTCTATTGTATTAACTAATAGATATGAACGTTTTTACAAGCCTCTTTTGGGTAGTAGCATTCGTCAAAAGCTATTTGAAAACTTTGGTCCAAATATTTCTTATGAGATCAAAGAAGATATCAGAGTTGCAATTAGAAACTATGAACCAAGGGTTGAAATTCTTGAAGTGAAAGTTGATGAAACACCAGATATTAATTCTCTTGAGGTTACAATCACGTTTCTTATTCGCAATCTTACAGATGCAGTCACAACAACTATCTCAGTAGAAAGAATTCGATAATGGCTCTTTCCAATAATGTTCTGAACGTAACATCTCTTAATTTTACGACTATTCGTAATAACATTAAGAACTACATCAGTTCTGTCGGCGATTTCAGCGATCATGACTTTGAAGGTTCAGCTATGGCTAACCTCATTGATATGCTTGCTTATAATACTTATATGAATGCCATTTATACAAATATGGCAACCAATGAATCTTTTCTTGACTCTGCTCAGATTCGCAATAATGTTGTCAGTAAAGCAAAAGCGCTTGGATACACACCAACTTCTGCTCGTGGAGCTACCGCGGTTGTTCAAGTAACAGTAGTTCCAAATGATTCTCCTGCATCTATCACAGTTGATAAGAATACAGTATTCACAAGTGATGTTGACGGAATTACTTATAAATTTGTAACTCCTCAATCTTATACTATTCTTCCTTCAAGTAATACATACAGTGCTAACTTGAATATTGTAGAAGGTGAACCGCTGACTCATCGTTATACTGTTGACGTGAACAGTACCAATCAAAGATTTAATATTCCAAACAAGAATGTTGATACAACATCTCTTACTGTAGAAGTACAAACTAGTTCTTCTAATAGTACCACAAGAACATTTACGAGAGCTACAGATTTACGCAATGTTTATGCTAACAGTAAAATTTACTTCCTGCAAGAAAACGAGAATGAAGAATATGAATTGATCTTCGGTGATGATGTTCTTGGACAAGAATTGGATAATGGCAACATTGTTATCATTGGATATCGTGTCTGTCACGGAAATGATCTTAATGGTGCAAATACATTCTCTGGTCCTTCTACACTAGGAGGATATTCAAATTATAGCTTTACTGTCCAAACAGCAGCTGAAGGTGGTGCAAATACAGAGACAATTGAAAGCATTAAATTCAGTGCACCTCGTAACTATCAGACACAGAATCGCGCCGTTAATGCAAAAGACTATGAGCGCATTATTAAAAGAGACTTTCCAGAAATTAGCAGCCTGCGTGCTTGGGGTGGAGAGAATAATATTCCCTCTACTCCAGGTCGTGTCTTTATAGCAGCAAAACCATCTACTGCTCTATTTTTATCAGATCAAAGAAAAAATGTTATCAAAAATCATCTTAAACAATACAGTATTGTTGGTGTAGAAACAGAATTTGTGGACGCAACATATCTTTATATCAATCCAACGATTACTGTTAAATATGACAGTGATCTTACAGTATTGTCGGCAAGTGCACTTAGAGAAAAAGTAGAAAACTCAATTACTTCGTTTGAAACAAGTAAACTCGGAACATTTGATAATAATTTATTTAGATACTCCAGTTTTACTAGAAAAATTGATGATACGGATGCATCTATACTTGGAAATATTACAACCATTGGTCTCGAGAAAAGATTTACTCCAATTCTGTCAGCTACATTTACATATACACTGAACTTTAATAATTCTCTTGAACAAAGGCATGCTCATATTGAAGATGGAATTCCAGGAACGCTTTCTTCAAGCTCCTTTACATATGAAGGCAAAACAGCATTTTTTGATGATGATGGAGAAGGAACTGTTAGAATTTATTATGCTAAAGGATCTCAGAGAATTTATCTTGATGATAATATCGGCACAATTGATTATGCTCAGGGAATCGTAAAAATCAACAGTTTCAGACCAACAGCATATTTTGGATCCTTTATCAGTCTTTATGTATCACCAAAAACAGAAGATGTGAGAGCAGAAACAAACGAATTACTTCTTTTCAGTGATACAAAAATTACGATGATTGATGAAAGAACTTCGACAAACTTTGGCGTTTCAACAGTTACTACACAGGGTTCAACACTGACGACTGGAAGTAACGAAACTGGTGTAACAGTATATAAAGCATAATGTCTACTAACAAAAAAATATCTGTTCTTATTGAGGATCAGTTCCCTTCTTTTATCAAACAAGAAGGGCCTTTGCTTGTGAAATTTGTCAAAGCTTATTATGAATCTATTGAGCAAGATGGTAAAGTTATTGAAAGATCTAAAAATCTTTTGAACTATACAGACATTGATAATACAACGAGTGAATATCTTGATTGGTTTAAAAGAGAATATCTCGTCAATGTTCCAAAATCAATTAGTGCAAACGAACGTACTTTCATAAAAAATGTTCTTGATCTTTATAGAGCAAAAGGATCTAAAGAATCATACAAGCTTCTGTTTAGAGCATTGTATAATGAAGAAATTGATATTTACTATCCAGCAGACAATATACTTCGTGTGAGTGATGGTGTCTGGGAAAAAGATCAGTATATTCGTGTAAATGTTACTTCTGGTAATGCATATGCACAGGGCGGACAAACAATACTTGGTAGAGAGTCTGGTGCGCAGGCGCGAGTAGAATCAATTTCTGCTACGAGAGAATTTGGTATTGAGGTGTTCAATTATAATCTGTCGCGTATCAATGGTACATTTAAAAATGATGAAGTTATTAGTACTTCCGATTCTGATTTTTCTGGAACAATCTATACCGGAACTGGTCCTCTTGCTAATCTTGATATTACTTTTGGTGGAGCTTATCATAGAGTTGGAGATCATATTACATTCTCAGATCATGGCACTGGTTCCGGTGCTAACGGATATGTTCTCACAACATCTGATACAGAAGCAGTAGTTTTTGCTATTGAAGATGGAGGAAATGGATATACTACAAATGCATCAATCACTATTGCCGGTGGTTCTGGTACTGGTGCAAGCTTCTATATTTCAAGTGTATCTAATTCTGGTGTTGTATCGATCAACACAGATACTATCAATAACTTTTCTCATGTTCCACTAAACATCAATAGTAATACAGCATTTGGTGGTGCTGGTGGCAATACTGTTAACGGAAGTGCAAATTTACAAACAGCAAATGTCAATAGTACTCTTCAATCTTCTCTTGTATTTAGTAATATAAGTGTTGGTGCAATTACTGGAATTTACATTACCAATTTTGGGACTGGATACTCTATACTTCCATCTGTTATTGTTACTCAGGAGAATGTAGCTGAATTACAACTAAACGGACTTGGAAATAACGCTGTTATTTCTGTGGCACATGCTCCCGGATCCATTAGTACAATTGCTATAAACGAACAGGGGTCTCTTTATACTCGTGATAGATCAGCACAAATTTACAACCAATCAGCGGCAAACGATTCAAGTAGAGCAAATACAGTAAATAATACACTTAGAACAGTAAATGCTATTGGAACGACAGTTACTTCTGGATTTATTATTGGAGAAGGCGGATATACTGATACTCGTGGATTCTTGTCAAGTAATATGAAGTTACAAGATAATGATTACTATCAAGATTACTCTTATGTTATTAAAAGTACTATGAATACACGAGAGTATAGACAGGCCGTGAACGATCTACTTCATCCAGCTGGTTTCAAAAGGTTTGGCACTAAACTTATTACTTCTGAGTCAACAGCTTCTTCTGTGACCGTTGGAGAAACAATTGAACAACCAAATACAGCGTGGGTACTTGGAGTTGGTGGAGTCTTTGTTGCAAATACTACATCATTGAGTTTCTGGGAGACAGATCCATATATGCTAAACCGTTTCTCAAATACACCAATGCTTTATGTTGGAACGGATAGTTTGCTATACGGAAACAATACTTTCTTCAACAATTCAAGCGCAATTGTTCCAGGAAATACTTCTATCCTTATTCAAACGGATAATGCTATTTCTGCTCCAACACCACTTGGAAATACTGACGTTAGAGCCATTACTGTTTACGGAGCAGAGTCAATGAGAATTGATCCTTCATATGCCGGAAATAGTGAAACTTCTTATGTTTCTAACGGACAATATTATTCTTTAATCGATATCATCTATAATTAGCTTATAAATAATTTGTAGCCGAAAGAGAGAAAATGTCAGGAATCGTAACATACAATTTCAGCATCGAAACTGCTAAAAAGTTTAAAGCAGCACTTGATAGTGAAGATGATTATCTATATCTCTTCATTGGAAGAATTGAGCCTTGGGCAAACGAACAGTCAGTTCCAGCACAATCAAATTACGTCGGCAATGTTGACTATGATGTTTGGAGAGATATGTTCGGTCTTAAGAGAATTATTCCTGGTGGTATTTCTTTAGCAACAAATAGATACAACTGGTCAAATAATACTCTTTTTACCGAATATGATCACACAGATACAAACATTTTTTCTTCTCAATACTTCGTTCTTTCAAGTGCAAACAATGTTTATAAGTGTTTATTCAATAATAGTGGAGCGAATTCAACAGTAGAACCAACAGGAACAAGTACATCTGTTCTCACAACTGCCGATGGATACAAATGGAAATTCATGTATTCACTTTCTTCTGATGACATTACAGATTTTGTTTCTACGAATTATATCCCAGTAAAAACACTTACAGCAGATGATAGTTCTCTTCAATGGGATGTACAGCAGGCCGCAGTTAATGGATCTATTCAAGTTATCGATGTGACGACCGGAGGATCTGGATATGTGTTTACGTCCAATACTCTTGGTTTCAATGCGGTTTCAAATTCAACCACTCTTGTACTTAGATCAAATGCGTCTGGTACAGATGATATTTACAACGGAAGTGTTCTTCGTATCACAGGTGGTGCTGGATCTGGTCAGCAAAGAGAAATTATTAACTATGTTGGATCCACACGAACAGCAACTGTTAATGCTGCATTCACATCACTTCCAAATACGTCTTCTGCATATCTTATTTCTCCAAAGGTAACAATTTATGGAGACGGAACAGGAGCAACAGCATATTCAAACGTGGTTGCTGGAGCAATTTCATATGTGAATATTATCAACGAAGGATCTGATTATTCAACAGCTAATGTTGTAATTACAGCTAATAGTGGATCCGGTGCAGTTGCCACAGCATACATTCCCCAAAACGGAGGACATGGTTCTAATCCAGTACAAGAGCTTAACGGCAAGAATCTCATGTTTAATGTTACGCTTGAAAGAGATGAAGCAAATACACTTCCAATCGTCAATGACTATCGTCGATTTGGATTGATTCTTAACCCGAAATGGGCAAACGGATCTCTTTGTACTACAACAACTGTATCACAAACAACAAAACTCAATCTTAGCTCTGTAAGTTCAAGTGGTTCATTTGTACTTGATAGTGTTGTTACTGGAGAAACTTCAGGGGCTACTGGTCGAATTGTTCGTTTTTCAAATACAAATTCATCGAATACTGCAGGCAATTTGCATGTAGTACTTGTCTCTTCTAATATTGCTTTTTCCACAGGTGAAACAGTTACAAGTTCAGGAGCTAACGGCATTATTGACAGTATTACTGCCGCTGATCTTAAACCATACTCAGGTGAAGTCATATATATAGAAAATAGACAAGCTATTTCACGCGCGCGTGATCAAGATGAAAACTTCAAACTCGTCTTTACATTCTAAAGGTAATCCATGGCAGACGTTTCAGTATCTAATACAAACACACTATCAACAGATTTCAATGTTGATCCTTATTATGATGACTTTGATGAAACAAAGAATTTTCATAGATTTCTGTTTCGTCCAGGACGTGCTGTTCAAGGCAGAGAATTAACTCAGCTTCAAACACTTCTTCAAAATCAAATTGATCGATTTGGAGAGCATATTCTTAAAGAAGGAGCGGTTGTTAAAGGCTGTGAAATTCTTTATGATCAGCAGGTTGGTTTTGTTCGTATTCGCGATAGTGCTAATACTGGATCGACTGTAAATGCAGCTGCTCTTGTGGGAACATCAATTACAGGACAGACATCTGGAATTACAGCATATGTTGTTGGATCTGAAGACGGGTCAGAAGCAGACGGTTTGGATACTAAAACACTGTTCGTTAAATACACGAGCTCAAGTTCAAACAATATTCAGAAGATCTTTGTTGGAGATGCATCGTCTGCAGGAGAACAGCTAGTAGCTAACAGCGGACTTTCTGCAAATGTTGTTTCTCAGGCTAATGCTACTGGTTATTCAGCGCGCATGACAGTTCGTGAAGGTATTATTTTTGCGAAGGATCACTTTATTAGAGTTCCTGAGCAGAGCGTTATTGTCGGTAAACGTTCACGATTCCCAACAGTTCGCGTAGGATTTGATATTGCGGAGAATGTTGTCACTTCTTCACAGGATTTATCATTACTTGATCCTGCAAGTGGAGCTAAGAATTACAGTGCTGTTGGGGCAGATAGACTTAAACTTGATCCGATTCTTACAACGAGATCAACGACATCTTCATTTGGAGCAAACAGTAACTTTGTAGAACTTCTCCAAATCAAAAATGGAGCTATGGAGCTTAAGCGTGATGCATCTACGTATAACAAACTTCGTGACTATGTAGCACGCAGAGCCTTCGATAATGAAGGTGATTACGTAACAGAAGGTATGGGTGTTAGAGTTCATGAACATCTAAAGACCGGTAATAACAATGGTATTCTTTCATCATCATCTCGCGGGAATAACAACCTTCTCATGCTTGGTGTTGAAAGTGGTAAAGCTTATGTTCGCGGATACGATCATAAAACATCTGGAACTACATACGTAGAAACACCGAAAGGAATTGACACAAAGACATATAATGATGCAACAGTTTCTACCAATTACGGAAATTATGTACAGGTTTATGGTGTTGCTGGCTCATGGGACTTTAATAAGCACAGTGTAATCAGTCTCAGAAACAGTGCTGCCAATACTTATGTACATACAGGTGGTATTGGTGGAAATAATAAGACGGGTGTTGCGGTTGGTTCAGAGATTGGTACTGCGCGTGCCCGTGCTCTCGAGTATGTATCAGGAACACCTGGAAGTAACAACGCACTATATAATCTATATCTCTATGATATTCAGATGTCATCAGCTAATTTTGCTAATGTACGCAGTGTCTTCTTGGATAACTGGACGTCAGGTTCAGCTGCTAACTCAATTGCTGATGTGGTTCTCTCTAACGGAGTAGCCTCAATTCAGGAGCCTGGGTTTGTTAGAGGTGTGTATCCAATTGGATCAAGGGGTGTCAAACAACTTACAGACGCAAGCGGAACACTTGATCTTGATCATCGTTACTTGAAGAGAGAGTCAGTAAACATTTCGAATACTGGTGTCTTTACTATTACTACTTCTGCTGCATCTGGAACAGGACAGATCAATCACGGAACCGGGACACTTACAGCTTCTCAAATTCGTGATAATTATCATTTATTCTTTAATACCACAGCAAATACTTCTACGGCACATCACACAGGAACAGTAACTGTAACAGGTGCAAACGTAGCTGGTTCAGGAACTGACTTTGCATCAGAATATAATGTCGGTGAATACATTCATTTTGGTAATGGAACTCAAGGTGAACGCATTCTTACC